AGTCTGCTGCTGAGGATATGCGTGAAGTACGTAACCTATTAACAACGTGGCGACAAACACGTTTAAGTATATGGAACACATTCGTTAAAATAACAACCGTTGCTATATTCAGCTTTGTTGCTGCTGCGATATGGATGAAGCTGGGTAATTAATAAGGACTATTAAAATGGCTATGAAATTTGGTGGATTTACACCTGAACAAATGGGTAAGATAATACCAGAGATGCAGAATATGCAAGCAGACGAGCAAGCGGCATTCTTAGCGGCTTCACCTAAAGCGGCATCTACGCTAGGCAAGATGGCAGAGGTAGCATCTAAGCGCATTAGTATGTCTCAGGGTGGCTATGTGCAAGGCTATCAAATAGGTGGCTCTGTTACTTCTGATACACAAAACAATTTAACCACGGCTCAACAAGCATATGCAACTGCTCAGAAAAATGCTCAAGCAGCTATGGCGGCTTCACAGAAAGACCCTAGTAATAAAACATTAGCTGAAGCGGCTATGAATGAACAAGCTAGTATTAATGCTGCACAGGCTAATTTAGCTTCTGCTTCAGCTGCTTACAAAGTTGCAGAAGTACCTAGTGCGGCAGAAGTAACTAAGGGCATGTTAGATGACCCTATGAGCAGTACTGTAAAGTCAGAAGTAGCAACGCCTAGTGCAACTGATGTTGAGGCTGGAAAAGTAGCAACAGGTGTAGGTACAGTTGGTACAGAGATTCCACAGGTAGATCAAACTGTAGCAGAAACAGCAGAAGCAGTTGATGCTCCTGAAGTAACACCTGCTGTAACTTATGAAGCTATTGAAGCTACTGCTGATGTATCTGCCGTACTAGATAGATTAGAAGCGGCTACAGGTAAGCCTAGTGCTGAGGCTCTCGTAGATGCTCAAACTATGAACCCTCAACAGTTAGCTCAATTAGGCATAAGCCCAGCGCAAATAGCAGAAGCACAAAAGGTTGCAGACGTAGAAGCACGTAAGCTACAAGATGGTGAACTTATATCAGGCTCTACTGTCGATATGGATCGTGTTAAAGCTGAGACTAACTTTCAAGCAGCTACAGGCGCACCATCTTCAGACGCTACAGTACAGGGACAACTTACAGGCTTGATGGCTGACTTTGAAGGTAAGTCTCCTCCTGCTTGGGCGGCAGGTGCTATGCGTAATGCGGCATCTAAGATGGCTTCTCGTGGTTTGTCTGCTTCATCAATGGCAGGACAAGCTATGATACAAGCGGCGATGGAAAGCGCTTTGCCTATAGCTGTACAGGATTCACAAACATCTGCTAAGTTTGAACTTACTAACTTAAGTAATAAACAACAGACTGCTATGTTTGCAGCAGAGAAACGTGCAGACTTCCTTGGCCTAGAGTTTAACCAAGAGTTTCAATCTCGTGTAGCTAACTCTGCTAAGATATCTCAAATAGCTAACATGAACTTTACTGCAGAACAACAGGTAGCTCTTGAGAATGCTCGTATGGCACAGACAGTAGATCTTACTAACTTAAACGCTAAGAATGCTAAGATACTTGCAGATGTAGCGGCTATGTCACAACTAGATATGACTAACTTAAATAACCGTCAACAGTCTGCAGTGCAAAACGCTAAAGCTTTCTTAGACACAGATATGGCTAATTTAGCTAATACACAGCAAACATCCTTAATGAAGAACCAACAACTTACAAATGCATTACTAACAGATCAAGCGGCAATGAATGCATCTAAACAGTTTAATGCTTCTAGTGAAAACCAAACAAATCAGTTCTTCTCTAACTTAGGCGCTAACATAGCTATGTATAATAGCGAACAAGCTAATGCTATGAATAAGTTTAATGCAGGGGAAGCTAATGCTATTGATCAGTATAACGCTACACAACGTACTGCTCGTGAACAGTTTAACGCTACCAACGCTTTAGTAGTAGCTCAAGCAAATGCTTCATGGTCACAGTCGATCACGACTGCAGAGACAGCCGCAATGAATCAGTCAAACCGTGATGCAGCAATGACTGCAAATCAGTTTACGGTAGCAGCATACAATAACGTACTACAAGAAGAGCGTGACATGATTAGTTATGCTTATAAGATAGCAGAGAGTGAAGCAGAAAGAGCGCTTCGCATTCAGTTACAGGCTATGCAAAACGAAGTGTCTATGGCTGAAGTACAAGCTAATATAGACGTAGGGCGTGGTCAAGGTTTAGGCTCTTTCTTAGGAGCAGTAGCACCAGGTTTAATTAATTGGGCTTCTAATGGTGCATCAGGTGGATTTTAAAAGGTAATATCAATAATGTCAAATTTAATGAACTACGCTAAAGATTTCAGCACCAAAAAGATGATGCAGGATATCGAGGAAAAGATACAGTCTTACTTATCTGAAGAAGATAAACCTGTAGAACCCAAAGGTATGCTTGAAAGAAAAAATAGCACAAATGAAATAGATGGTGATTCTGTAGTTGCGGATAGTCTAGCTGATCTTATTACTAAAGCATCTGACAATAAAGCAAAACGTTATAGAGGTATGAACTTCAGAGCAGAAAGACCTAGATCTTCTCCAGAAGAGATTAATGAGTTTCTTGCTAATATGAAAGAAGTAAATAGGATAGCACCTGGATTTTACTACGATAAGGATGATAGAAACAATCCTATGGACTTCTCTGGGTCTATTGTAAAAGAAGATAGACAAACTGATGCTTTAATTGACGTTGCTGAAACTGCATTAGAACAGCCTATAGAAATACCTACTCTAGATATAGCTGCAGCTATTGAACAAGATCAAGTAGAACAACAAGATACTTCTACACTAAAAGGTAGTCAAGCAGGTCTTATGGCTAAGCCTTCTAGTGCTGTAGATTTAGGAATAGATAATAAAAAAGCCAGTAGAAACTTACAACCAGGTATAGGTGAGTTTTACACTAAGATAGCAGAAAAAGCAGAATCGGATCATGGATCTACTCCTGTAATAACTAATGATGCTGGTGAGGCTTCTAAACCTGATGCTGATAAATCTAGAGATATAGGTTATGGGCATAAGATAACAGCAACAGAAAACACATCTGGAAAGATACATGGCATTCCATTTAAAGATCTAAAGACAGGCAACTTTATATCCCTAACAAAAAAAGATAAAGTAGCTATATATAATGCTGATATGGAAATGCATACTAAAGAGGCTAGAAATAAGGGTTGGGATACTAAGTTAGCTAATATAAACACATCGTGGGATAAATTAGACACTAAGTATACAAGAGTATTAAGCTCTTTGGCTTTTAATGTAGGAGGACATAAGGCAGGTCCACAATGGACAGCCGTTCTTAAAGCCGCTAAGGATAAAGATGTAACTGAATTTGCAAAGCAACTACGTAGAGAAGATAATGGAAAGTATACATCAGGTACGGATAACAGAGTTGCTAAAGAGTTGTATTATTCTAAGTTAATAGATAAACTAAGTGATGTTTCTTCTGTAATACCAAAAGCAAACGCTACAGTAGCAGGGATACCTAAATAATGTTTGGATTACCACTAGAATTAATCACAATGCTTTTCTCCACTGTCTTAGGTGGAGTTATGTCCATCTGGGGTCAAAGCAATAAAGCTAAAGCAGAACAACAGAAAGCCCTTGTAGGTGCAGTCAGCGATGCAAGAGAGCATGGCAGTAAAGATAAACACTTTGCATGGACACGTAGAATCATAGCTTTATCTGCAGTAGGCTCTATTATCGTATTGCCAAAGCTAGTAGCAGTATGGTATCCTGACGTAAGCGTAATCGTTGGTTATACAGAAGTACAGGGTGGCCTCCTTAACTGGCTCTTAGGCGCACCAGATGCAATACATTGGAAAGCAGCTCGTGGCTTTGTTATAACCCCACTAGACACACACATAGTTTCAGCAATAGTCGGCCTATACTTTGGCGCTGGCTTCACTAAATAGGATAAACATAATGGCAATACCTACAATATTTGAAGGACCTGTTCCTGGACAGTCTTTAACAGATGAACCTAAGAATGCACCGTGGGAAAACCCTGCTATGATTGCTGATCCACTAGAAGCTTTAGAGTTTTACATGAAGAAGCTAGGCGATACAGAAGCACAAGAAGAATTAATAGACACTTTAGATATAGGTGTACCAATTAGTATTGTAGCAGATTCAATGTTATCTGGTGGTGTTATGAATGGTATACATTCTGTAGATGTTAAACTTTTGCTAAAACCCTACATAGCTTTACAGATAAAAGCTATAGCTGATGTAGTTGGTGTAGACTACAAAGAAACAATGGCAGATTACAAAGACAAAGATGAAGCAGCACAAGAGAAAAGAATGCGTACACTAGCGGCTAAGTTAGAAGTCAAAGTAGCGATGGGCAAGAAATCAAATGCTAGTGATCCTGGTGTTATTATGCAAGAAGCTGTAGTAGAAGAGTTAAGTGCTGAAGAAGCACCTAAGCAAGATGTATCAGAAGACTCACTCAGTAGTATGGTAGATGAATTACCTACTGCAGGTCTTATGTCAAGAGAGGTTTAATTATGGGTTTATTTAGTGGTGCATTTGGTGCAGGACTTTCTAAGGGTTTAGGAGAAGGTATAGCAAAAGGTATTGATGAACGTAGAAAGATGCAACTCAAGTATGTTGATAACATGATGGATACAGCAAAAGCTTATGCACCTAAGTATCAAGCAGCTGCGGCTGAGATAGATGCTTCTCTTGTTCAAATGAATAACCTAAAAAGAGACTTTAATATCAGTGAAGCTGAGTATGTAGCTTTAGCTCAGGCACACCCTAATTTAGATGCTATATATAAAGATATATACGTACAGAAAGATGCTTTGACTGCTCAAGGCTTTGGAAACAAGATAAACAGAGATACTATACTTAAGACACTAAACCTTGGAGAAAAAGGTATAGAGTTGCCAGAAGGTATGACAGCTAAAGAAGCTTTACGTACTATACATTTGGGTATTGCTAATAACTTATCTAAAGATCCTACTAATAAATCTGAAGGCTTTAGTAACAAGTCTGTTAGTGATGCTTTTGCTAGTATGTTTATGATGAACCCTAACTCATCTGCAAAACAGATTGTAAACAACATGCAGGTTGCAGGTGTTGAAGTAGATGATATATTAGCATATGAGCGTAGCGGTGGTGTTCGTGGTACTGTTTATGATAGTGTAAATGCTTCTCCTTTTGCATTGCCTAATATAGACTATAAAGCTGATGATATGCAACGTACTAGAGACAGGTTTACGAGAGAGGCCAATTTTAAGTTTGCAAATACAAATGATATAACTAGCTTAACAGATATGGATGCTTTTAATAAAAATACTGGTGGTAAAGATGCTGCAGCAAGTATAGCAATAACAAATGAAATAGGTTTAAACTTTGCTAAATTAGAAAAACAACTGTTCTCACAGAGTGCATTATTTAACTCTAATATAAATAGATCTCCTATGTTGTATGAATTATTAAAGTATATACAGACACCTGAAGATATAAAAACTTTTAATAATGCTGTAAAAAATAATACAATGGCTAGTATATTAATAGAGTCTTTTGAGAAGAATCAAGGCTTGACTGATGAGTATGCTAAAAAGATATTTGATACTGACGCTGCAGAAGAAGAAGACTATATAGGAAGTGACTATGGAGATGGTAATGTTATAATGCCTGTTGAGTCCAGTACAGTTACAGGCACTGATGATGGTGACGGTACTGTAGCAAAAATATTAAGTAATACCAAAGGTGAAAAGTCTTCTGTAGAATTAAAAGATTTAGACTTAAAGAACGCTACATTTAATACAGAAGAAAACGCTTGGTTTGATAATGCTTCAGGTAAAGAGATATTAGAACCTACATCTGTGTTTGCTAATAGCAGTACAAGAAAACTAAAAGATAGCACTACTACTGATCAATTAGTATCTATGGTAGGTGGAAATATAGCAGAAAACTACTTTGATGATACATCCTTAAAAGACTTAAACTTAAAGGATGCTACATTTGATGAAGAGCAAAACGCTTGGTTTGATGATGAGACAGGCAATAAGATAGTAAAACCGAGATCCGTCTTTGCTAACTCTAAGGTTAGACGGTTAGATGATTCAAATACAGATAAAGCAAACAGCGACTTGTCTCTATGGGAAAAGATTAAGAAGACATTATCTAAAAAAGACGCTAAGGAGTTAGAAAAAAAGATAAGTAGAATTGATAAAGAAGCTCAGCTAAGTCCTGCTTATAAAACAGATATTAAAGCAATACTTGATTCTGATATGAGTGTAGCTGAAAAAGCTGAGGCTATCAATAAAATAGCTAGAGAAGCTTTAGATACTCCAGGTCTAACAGTTTCTGATTCTTACAAAGAACTTAAAGGTATTTAATATGGCTGACTTAAATATGTACTACACACCAGAGTTTATGGAAGATAAAAAACTATCTGACTTACGTGATAATAAAGACTTTATTACAGACGCTGTTGCTTTCCTTAAAAGTAAACGTAAGGGTTTCACAGATGAAGACCTAGAAGGCTATACAGGTGACGATGTTGTTGAAGAAGTTTTAGAACACTTTAGATATCAATCATCAAATGAAACCACTATGGCTTATGATTACAATTATATATCTGATGACACTGTAGATGAAAAAGAAAAGCAATCGTATGGTAGGCTACTGTATGCATTTGATAATGCAAAAGGTGAAGGTTTATTAGATAATGGTGGTGCTAAGATAATTGATTATGCTGGTTCTATAGCTTCTGCACCTTCTACTTATGCAAGTTTAGCTGCAGGGTTATTTACTCTTCCTGCAGGTAGTGTTCCTGGTGTAGCTGCAGTCCAAGCCACTAAACAAGCATCACTAACAGGTCTTCGTACACTAGCTAATAAGTATATAGGTAGAGCTGCTTTAACAGGAGCTATAGATGGTACTGTAGGGGCGGCTTCAGGGTTTGGTGTAGAAAAGATAAAGCAAAAAGCAGGTGAAGACATTGGTGAAGACTACGATATTAACTATGGTAACGTAGCATTATCAGGTGCTTTAAGTGGCCTTACAGGTTATGGTGGCTTTCACTTAGCAAAAAGATCTCAAAACAAAGGCGCTAAGCGTTTAGCAGATCAAATAAAGATAGGTGAAAAGCAACAGATAAAAGAATTAGCTAAAGCTACAAGATATGCTAAGACTGCTATTGCTGACGCTAAAAAAGCAGGTGGTCAAAAAGCTAAGCTAATGAAGTTTACTACAGATAAATTAGTTAGAGCTATAGATCCTAAGCTTGTAGCTGAAGGTAAAAAAGTAAAGATAGACTTACTTAGTGATAACTTACCTAAAGGTGCAGTAGGTGGATTAGATAATAGTGTACTACAACGCTTAGGTGCAGCTTCTTTTGAATTAGCTAGTACTCTAGGTATTAAACCTGAGCCAGGTCAGCGTATTACAGAATATCTCGCTAGAGCTATTGATAGTGGTGAAGGCGAAGGTATGTTTACGGACATAGCACGTAAGTATGGATTAAGTAATCATCAGCTTTCTGCTGTTTATGCTGCAGAAGTATCTGAAGCGGCTCGTTTAATGCTTGCACAAAAGACAATCAAAAGTCGTGGTGGAACAGTTATAGATTCCAAGAAAGCTAAAAAGTTTAAAGACAAGATGGAAAAGCTTTTTGATAATGGCTTGACAGGTATACTAAGCAAAGAAGCTATGGAAGAAGTAGATGCAGCGGCTGTAGCTAAGAATGGTTTAGCAGGTAAGTCATGGCGTGGCTTTAAAGAGCTTGAGTCTGCTAGACGTGCATTTATGACATCACAACCTGCTACAACAATGCGTAACAACATCTTTGGTGTAACTATGGTAGGTCTTGATATGATAGATCAACTATCTCTAACTGCTGTTAGAAAGATAAGAGGCAGGGATAGTGTGCCATTAGGCGTAAAGGGTACTCTGGCAAACTCTGCTGCAAACCTTAAATATCTTACACGAGATAACTATGTAGCACAAACTCTAAATACTATGCTTATAGCTGAAGCTCCTGAGAAACTCTCTAGGGTGTTTTATGAAGCGGCACAAGCTGAGTCGTCTGTAGTCAGTAATTCTCTTTTGTCTAGAGCAGGTAAAACATTCAACACTTTGAATACTATGTCAGATCATGTGTTTAAGAAAGCAGTTATAGCAGGTACTATTGATCGTGAGCTTCGTTCATTAGGCAATGCTACTTTAGGTACAAGCTTGTATGATATGCTAGGTAAGGGTACACTATCAGCCCTACCAGATGATATATTAGAAAAAGCTATAGATGAGTCACTAGCATTTACCTTTCAACGTAGATTTGGTGGCAAAGAAATGTCACTAGAGAACCAAGGCGTAAAGAAAGCGGTAGACTTTATTAATAAGTCAGGTCTAACTGTTTTAGTACCTTTCCCTAGATATATGGCTTCTCAAGCTAAGTTTATCAGTGACTATACGGGTTTAACTATAGCTAGAAGATTAGCAACAGGTAGATCAATAGAAGATGAAGCTTTCTCTAAAGCTACAACTGGTGCTGTTACGTTTGCAGGTGTATTAAAAGCACAACAAGCAAACATAGAAGCTAATCGTGAGTGGTATGAAGCAGAAGGTGAAGATGGTAGTGTATACAATGCTCAAGCAGCAATGGGTCCAGGTGCAGCACATAATTATATAGCAAACGGTATTGCTAGATGGATGAGTGGAGAAAGAGTTAAAGAACCTAGAGAGTTGTTTAAAGATATAAACAAGATAGTATTAGGCACAGAGTTTAGACCTAATTCAGGTTTAGTAAATAAAGTTATAAAATCTATGGAGACAGGTAATATGACACCTGTGTATGATGAGATAGGCGATTACTTTGGTTCATACACGTATCCAGGTGCAGTCTTAAAGGATTTCTATGGACAGTTTGATCCTAGATCTTCTTACTTACCTGAAACTAGAGACGCTACTATGAATATGTCTGCACTTGATTGGACACCTTTTGATGTAAAACTATCTACAGTTCAAAGGTTTACTAGACAGTTACCAGACATACCATTCTTCGATAACTTCTTTGACACCTCAAGAAGGTTAACCTTTCAAGAGAAATACGCAAAGAATAATTTAGACCTTACAGATAAAAGATATGACATGGTACGCTTTGATGTATTTGGTGATGGACCTTTACGTGTACTTAACCCTATGGATAAACAACTCATGGGTTTAGTAGGACAAGAGCCTAAGAATACACTTAAGAAAGAGATAACAAGATTACAGCTAGATCCTTTTAAGTTATACAACCCTTATAGAGAAAAGAATACACCTTTAGTTATGTTAACAGAACAGCTAATGCAGGGTAACTTAGCTCTAACTATGAAAGAGTTTATAGAAAGTCCTGCATATCAAAATCCTGAGATAAGTGATGATATGAGAGCATACAGGCTTAGCGAAAAGATAAGCATCGAGAAAGCTGCATACAAGAAACAAGCTAAAGATATATTTGATAAGATGGGTGATGCTGTTGCTAGAGGTGACACAACTTTTGCTAAAGACCTTACAGCCTATCAAAGAGGCGAACTAGCTTCTATGACTAATAAAGAAAGAGAAAAAGCAGACTTAGCTTGGTCAGGAGCTTCAGATCTATTGGGCTACGAAGGTAAGACTTTCGAAGAAATACAGACAATGATACAGAAAGAAGACCTTAGCCAGAATGAGAAAGACGTTAAAGAAGCTTTACTTATTATTGCATACCAACGTAGTTCTAAACAGCTATCTAAACTAGAAAAGTAATTACTTTATACCGTGCTTCTTAGCACATTCCTTAGCCCACAGTGAAGCCTCTGTGAGACAATCTTTAGCTTTAACTAGTTCAGGACTGTCCCAGAGGCTTTTGCTTATGTGGATCTTTAGCTTATGTATCTCGTAAAGTAATATCTCTTCAAAGTGTTCCTGCTTAGAGT